CGCCGATCTTGCGGACGTGGCGGGGCACGGCAGGGGCGGCAGACTTGGCGCATTTCCACAGGTCGCCCAATCGCCCGCCAGCCTGGACAACGCATGCACGTCCCGGACCTCGGCCAGCACCGTCACAGGTGCAGAGCTTACGCGCATCCGTCAGCGGCTCCCGCACTACAGGGGCGGCAGATGAAACGACAGCCCGCGCGGGAGGGTGAACTGCGCGGCGAAGTCGAACGCCGGCACGTCGGTGTCAGGCGCCAGCACCACGCGCTTGACGGCGCAGTTCCAGGGGTGGCTGCGCAGCGTGGAGTCGCGCACCGTCTCGTACAGGTTGGCAGCAAGCCGCGCCCGGTCGTTGGACTCCGACAGGCTGGCGATGGTCTGCGCGCCGAGCCTCAGAAGTGCGTTGCTGCAAATGCTGACGGAGGTTGCCATGTGCTGCTTTCATGAAAAAAGCCGAGAGCGCGCGAACGCTCCCGGCCTGCCTCAGACGCCGAGCGCGTCAGTCTTGGACGTAGCTGCCTTCGACGATGAGCTTTTGGTTTGCTGCGAACACAGCAGCGCGAACCGTGGCGTACACCTCGACCACCTCGGTCGTGACATACGACAGGCCAGCGGTCAGCGACGAGCCGTTGTTCAGCCCGGACTGGCCGGCGGTCGTGACGGCAACGAGGGCGGCAATACCGTCCACGTCGATCACGGTGCCGGTCGCCTTGCTGCGGAAGCCCACGTCGATCGTGCACGATGCGGTGCCGGCCGAGAACGACACGACCCAGTCCTTGCAGATGCGAGCGCCCTTGGGCAAGTCGCCCAGGTAGATCGTGTCCGCGATGGCCAGGGTGCTGGCGCCGTTCAGGTACTCGGCATAAAAGTGGCGTTTGCGACCACCGTCAGCCGAGGGCAAGACCTTGTAGCCGGCCGCAATGGCCGTGGTCTGAGTGCTTTTGACTTCTGCCATTTCGTTCGCTCCTTACACGACGTAGTCGATGGTGACGACCTTGTACTCGTTCACACGGACAGAGCCGATGGACAAGGGCACATAGATCTGGATCAGGTTGCGCTTGTCACGGCGCGGGCCGATGTCCACCATGCCCTGCATGGCGTAGCCGGCGTGGCAGCCAGACTTGGCCCAGGCCACGGCGGTCTTGGTCGAGGTGCCGGTCAGCAGCTCGTAGGGCACCCAGTTGAAGCCCATCCACTTGCCAGTGATGTTGCCGTCTTGCAGCATCTTGACCGCCATGAAGTCGGCGCTGGTCAGCGTGGTGTCGGACAAGATGTCCTCCAGCATGCCGGCGTCATAGGCGAAGTAGAGTTCTTCGCCGTTGTGCTCGTCGGCCTCGTTGGTGCGGAAGATCTTCTTCGTCTGGATGATCTTGGCCTTGGTCATGCCAGTGCCACCGGCTGCGATCACCTGGCCCGAGGGCAGGGCTTGGCCGGAGAACGAACCAGACTCGTCGGTCTTGCGCAGTGCCGAGCCCTTGAGCGCGGCATAGATGACGGCGTCCTTCTTGCGTTGGACAGCGGCCAGGCAGCGCTGCAGGTAGTCGCCCTGCGGGTTGGCGATCAGCTTGGGCAGGTCGAACTGATCGACCGGCACAGCCAGATCGTAGTCGGACATCAGCGCCTGGCGCACGCCCACATCGGGGATCGACCATTCCGTGTCACCGTAGCGGTTGGTCACGGAATTCATTTCGATCGTGCCCATGTCGTTGGCCGTGAAGCTCGAACCGACGATGGAGCCGCGATTGATGATCTTGGACTCGAAGCGAGACTCTTTCTGTTCGTTGGCGGCGACAAAGCCGTCGTGGAACTGCTGCACGAACGCAGCGGTGATGGTGGTGTTCATTGCGACCCTTTCAGTCAGAACACACGCCGGTCTTGCGGGTTGTCAGCGCACTCGCTGGCCCTCAGAAGTCCACAGCCTTGGCGTATCGCTGTGCACTGGCTTTGCTGGTTGTCCGGGTGCCGCTCCGGGCCGATTCGCTGGGCAGTGTCCGGCTGAGTGGCGTTCGGGTTCCCGGAAATAAAAAGGCCGGTGGTTGTGACGCCACCGGCCAACGGGCTCCAACGCCCGACCCACCAGGAGAGATCAGGTAACGGGCGCCGTGCCGTATTTCTTGGCGTAGTAGGCGTCGATGGTTGCGCGCACGCGGGCGTGGTCAGGGTGGCGCGGGTTGCCGGCTGCTTCGCTGGTCAGCAGGGCCTTAACATCCTCGCCGCCGCCACCCGTTGCAGTCGCCGGAATGCCGCCAGCCTCGCGCAGCTCGGGGCCGATCTTGGCCAGGATGCGGTATGCCAGCGCCGGGTCGGTCATGATCGAGTCGAATTTGCCCTTGTCGGCCGGGTCAGCGAACGCCTCAAACGCGGAGAACGCCGCGGTGAACTGCTCGCCGTACTTGTCGCCCCAAGCCTTCTCAAGACTGCCGCGCACGGCCTCCACGCTGTTGTTGATCGCGCCGCCCACCAGGTCCGTGGCCGTGGCGAAGTACTTGCCCATCACGAAGTCGAATTGCTTTTGCGTCAGGCCGGCAGCGAGCGCCTCGGCCTTGAACGCCTTGGAGCGATCGTTCTCCTCCCAGTGCTCCTTGAACGCCTCGGGCACCGTCACGGCATAGTCGTCGGCGGTCTTGGGAGGCAGTTCGCCAGTGCCGACGCGGCCCTCCAGATGGGCATACGACTCGGCCAGCTTGCGGGCGCTTGCTTCCACATCGAGCGCCTCGCCGTTCATGACGCGGAACTTCTCGGGGATGAAGTCTTTCGCGGCCGGGGGCGGAGGTGCCAGGCCGGATGGTGGCGCGGGATCTGCGGGCGGTGTTGCGCCAGATGACGCCGGCGCAGCAGGGGCAGGCACGGGCGGCACATCGCCACCGCCACCAGCGCCCGGGGTTCCGTCCATCAGCACGAATCGACTACGCATCGCTCTCTCCTTGGGGTTCAGGCACACCGTGCGCCTGGTTGATCTTGTTGATGATGTGATCCAGCACGCGGCGCTGGCCCATGCGCTGGTACGTTTTGAGCACCGCGTCGATGCCGCCGTCGGTGACGGCTGGCTGGGTGAATCGCTTGATCATGTCCTCCAGCACTGCGGCGCCGGCCGGGTGGCGCTCGAATACGTCGAGGTAGGTTTCGGGGGTGACTTCTTGGGGCATGGGCCTGTGTACACCGGCAGGGGATGGGAATTAGCTTCGCGTACCCGCGTACTGCGCCGCCCATTGGTCGATGGTCATCACATCCAGTTGGCGCGTGATCTTCCGCTGATTGATGTAATCCAGCAGTGCGATGTAATCCGAAGTCACCCAGGTCAGGGAATCCGCAGAGCCGGCGAGTTTGTGCCCATAGAAAATCACGGTTCCCCCGCTCAGAATTGCCTGGTCAACAGCAGCTTGAGCGCCGGCCAGATTTAGTGCGCTGCTCAGTGGGTAGGACGGCAGCATCAGGCGGTCGGTGTACCCCAGGAGCGCCGGTGTCTGTACGTTTGCAAGCCTTGATGTGACAACGCCCGCCGACTGCATCGCGGCCTTTGTCGTCATCCATTCAGTTGCCAGCCCCACATCGCCCTCTGGGTAGCTGGCGTGCTTGCAGTCACTCAGGCCGGTAGCAAGCAGGTTTGCTTTGTCAGACGCGATGCGGGATGTGACTTTCCAAGGGTCTACCCCGTGCAGCCCCAAGTAATCGCCTGAAGCCTTCATTTGCACAGCTTGTGCGGTGGTGATGTTTCCCGCAGTGTTCAACTCTTCCGCGATGAGGTAGTGTGTCAACGGAATGCCGCGCTTTTGCGCCTCCACCCATCCGACCGAGTAAGACGTATCCCATCCATCATCAAACGTGATGATGACTGCAGGCTTGGCCCCGCCCCACAGAATGCCAAGCAAGTCGATGTCTCGCGCATCGGCAGCATTCGAGTCAACACGCACACGATATGAAAGCATGTTGCTGGCCCACGATGGGGAGCCATCCACCACCGTCCATGCTGTTTTGGGAATCCATACCGCTTGCTCGCTTGCCAGCCCGGAAAGGGTAGAAGGGAAAGCATATTGCCACCTGTTGCCAGACCCAAGATCAACAAGCGGGCCAGCGTACAGCGTGACCCCAGGCACCGACGCCGATGTTCTGATATTCGTTCGCAGGTAAACCCACATGCCGTCGGCGGTGTTCTGGTTGAATGTGATGTTTTTGGTGCCCGATGCGTTGGAACCTGCACCAACAGCAGAAGTCATTTTGATGCAGTTACTTTGCAACACGCCGCCAGATGCTGCGGCAAAGGTAGCGCCAGAGGTTGCCACAGTGAACTCGGAGATGCGCCCAAAGTTTTCAAACACGGGGAGGCGCTGAACATTCGCGGTCCACTGCGGGGCAAATGTCGCGCTAAGGTTAGTCCCATCCGCTGACACCAGGGATGTGCCGGTGCTGTCAGTCGTGACCACGGTGTCCTTGCGCGTCCAGGCCACCGAACTCCCCGAGTTGCTGGCCACCGCGACCACGACGCCCCCGCCCATGGCGTAGGG